TGTAAATGTTTGTTGTTCCCGTAATCCAATATCCCAAAACCTCCCAAATCAACACATTCCCATTGTACACACGAAACAATAATTCATCCGTGTTCTTTGCCACTGCGTTAATTGGCGTTAAAGCGGGCAAATTCATTGTGATGAAGGAATATGACTTCACACACGCAGTCGTGGTGGAAACCATCGTTTTTGTGGGTTTATGCCATACCTCAATGGTTGCCGTTGACACACCTTCAAAATCCACGAACGATGTGAATGTAACTGATGTGGATGTGTTATTGATGTGCATATACTATAAAACGCAATTCTAACTTTTTGTTACAAAAGAAAACCCCCACCGATTTGGTGAGGGTCGTCAAACTATAAAACTGAAATCAAATTAAGCCGCAGTGACAATGTTAATTACACTTCCCAATTCAGCATAATTGTCGGCATCTACTGCCATCGGAGGGTTTGGTTCGCTTGACATGAAAGTCAAAGTATTCAAACGAGCATCACCCATTTGCACACCCCATGAAGATGTTCCGCCATTGGCATCACAACCCAAAGTTGCACCAATCAACCAAAATTGGTCGTTTCTATCCCACACGATGATTTGCCATCTACCTTGTGTCAAAACCTTCAATTGATCCATATCAGAATCGCCCGTTACTGGGGTTTTTCCGCTTGGTTTGAATGACAAAGTAAAGGTGGTTTCGTATGCAGATGTTCCGTTATCGCGTGATGCAATAACCGCAGTTTCAATGGTAGACAAACCTTTCAACTCCCAAAAGTAACCCGACAATTTTACGGGTGGAGTTGCACCATTATTCAATTGAGTTACTAAACCGCTTCCATCAGTTGTGATTGCGTTTGCAAATTCAAAGGGTACGAAGAACGCACCTTTGATACCGCCCACAAACTGCTTACATGGTTCGTATCTTCCTAATAAAGTTCCACAAGTTGGCATATTTTTCTATTTTGTTGGTTAAAAAAAAGGGGCGGGTGTTTACGCCCACCCCGTGTTTATATTGTTCCTATATTATTAGGTTACATTAATTACAACTTGTTGAGTTGGGTTGGTAGCGATGATACCACCAGTGAAACGCATGATTACACGCACATTCTGTGAACCATCGATATCGCTCATGTCGATAACCTTCACTTCGTTGTAATCGCTCAACAAACCAGTTCCAAAGTGCAAATCGCTCTTCATACCCAATACACAGTCGTAATCGTTAAGACCAGGACACATGGTAACGGGGATACCTTGGAAGTTCATTGGCTTTTCACCTACATAGAATTGGAAGTTGTAGTTACCAGCAGATAAAGCGGCTTGGTATGCCTTCATGGTAGATGGACCAACATAGTATTGGTATCCTTCTTTGCCATACAATGCAGCGGGTGAGTAATCCAACGCTTCTTGCAAACGAGCAACAACATTTGATCCACTTGTAGCACCACTGAAAGGACGAACGATTGCAGAGTTGTCAATTAAATAACCAACCATACCATCTTGACCAGGAACCAATGCGGAATCATACCACAAATTTGATTTCCAGATACCCAATTCGTTTGCTTGTGCTACTTCGGCAGCGGTTTGTGCCAACATGAATTCTTCAAAAGTTGCAGGCAATTTTTCAAATGCACTGAAACCCGCTTGTGCTGCTTCCCATGTAGTACGCAATTGGTTCTTACAAAGTTGTAAGTTCACTTGCTTTTCGATGGTAGTCAACACATATTCACCCAAAGTTACTGATGAAGAATCAGTGAAATCACAAGTTGCATCGGCAATGGTGATTGAATCTTGGTAGTTACGGATAACTTCTTTGAAGGCAACATTGGGGTGCAATGTGATAAGTTCTTTTGCCAAGGTCTCGCCTGACAACAACGCAGCCGCAATGTATTTGTTACCAAATAAACCCGCGTAGGTATTTGGAGATACTGTTGGGCCACTCAAATTGATTTTGTTTAATTTATTGTTCATTTTAGTGGTTTAGTTAAAAAGTTGGTCGAATACTCGGTCTTTAATTGTCTTTTCACGCTTATCGCTAATGTGAAAGTGCATTTTGCTTGTGGTTATTGCTTCGGGGTTGAATGGAGTGTGTGGGGCGGGTTCACTCGCCAATCTTTCTTCCAATTCAGCGTTCTGTGCTGACAATGCAACCTTTTCAGTTTCCAACGCTGACAAACGGGCTTCAAACTTGGCTTCAAGTTCTTTGATTTGTGCGCTGAAATACGATTCTTCCATTTCGGTTTTAGATTTCACGGTTTTCTTTGGTTTCATTCCCATTTCTTCCTTGATTTCATCTTTCATGATATCGTTTTGGGCTTCAACTTCCTCAACGATTTCTTCTTCCTCAACTTCGGCTTCTTTCTTCGCGATTTCAACGATTACACCGTTTTCATCAACCTCAACGATGTTACCATCTTCCATGGCGAATTCACCTGCGGGTGCGGGGATTTTACCATCTTCGGTTACGATAAACACGGCTTGACCTACTTCAAAGGCATCCGCTTCAAAAATGGCTTGGCCATCTTCGGTTTTTACTTGTTCCAACGCAACGGCAACGGGTTCATTGATACCCAATTTTACCATGATGCGGTCCAAGATTGATTCTGCGTTCATACTCATAAAACTTTATTTTTTTAGATTGTTAGATTTTTACAAAGATTTATACGCTTCAATCGCTTGTTTTGCGGTTGTCATTGAGCGCAACAACTTTTGTTCTGCATCTTTCAGTTTTTTCACTTCGGGAAATGAATTTACATCAACGCCCAATTCCTTTGCGGATTTGGTCAAACGATCCAATGAGCGAAAAATCATTTCATTGATTGGGTTTCCAAAATTCATTTGTTGTTCCAAATTTCCCGCAACCTTTTTTGCATTGTCAAAAATTGCATACAAAGATTCTTCCGCTTTGTTTATTGCTTCCGCTTGTTTAATCGCATTGGTAGTTTGTACTTTGATTTCATCAAGCAATCCAAGTTCTACTCTAATTCCTTTAAGTTGCATATTATTTTGATTTTTTATATTCTGTTAAAATTGAAACTATTTCTTCCAATAATGATGGTTGTTTACTCATCTTCATTTTGTCTGCGAAATAACCTTCAATGCTGAATCCTTTGAACTTGCCATCCTTGGCATCGTTCCACACATCATCGTTGGTGATTTTCAAACAACCCATCCATGTACCAATCGGATCGTTCATCCCGTAGATGGCGGATTTGTCTTTTTCCATGTCCTCTTTAATCCAAGTTTCAACCATGCAAACACCTTGAACCGCCAATTCGTGTTCAATAGTGGCGTTGCCTTGATTGCCCTTCATCAAAAACATCTGTGATGCTTTGCGTACGGTATCCTTGGAAAAGTAAATGTAAAATTCATCCATAGCCCCATCCACAATTTGTTTGCGGTATATGGGTTTGTCTGGAATCAATATCGGACCCATCAAGATGCGTTTTTCTGCATCTACCTTGGCAAACTTTACTTCATGGGATTTTAACGCAACAAAATTGGATTCAATGGCGGGGGCTTCCACGATGCTTATCGCATCAATGCCACTTGCCATTTGTTGTTCATCCAATATAAGTTCAACGATACGCATTAGATAACTTGTTTTAATTCGCTTGTGTATTCTTTGTGGCGTTGGATATTCTTTTCCAAAACAGTAACTAATTTCACCACTTCGTCATAACCTTGGATTGATTTCAAATCAACGCCCAATGCCTTTGACATTTGACTTGCTTTTAACAACAAATCTTTGGCAAGTTTAATTTTATCAATTGAACTATTAATAACACTATCATTGGTTTTAACCTGATTCACTCCATCCCTTTTCAATTGTTGCAATGGGCGTAAAATCTTTACGGTGTCATTAATAACTTTATCGTCAATTGATTTTTGTGAGTTCAACGCATTAACCATTCTTTGAATATCGTCAACCAATGCCAAATCAACTTTAACAGTTGACAACTCAACTGATTGAACGGCACTTGATGCCATGAATTTTTCAAATGATGTTTTCATATTCTATATAACGATTTATCCAGGGAATGTTGCGTTTTGTTGGATTCTGCGGTCAAGGGCTTGTTGTGTACTCATGTCCGTTGCAACTGCATACGCCTTGATTGGCTTTTGGTTTTGTTGTGCCAATGACCTTGCAATCTGCGCTGATGGGTCCGCCGAACCACCCACGATTGATACACTTGGTCCACTTGGTGCGGATGATGCCGTATCACTTGCACCTGGCACGGGTACAGATGTCATTTTACGGACATTCGCAAATCCCGCTGCGATGATGGCCGCTGCATTGATATAACCCACAGGAGTTCCCGCACCCGCTGCCAATGCTTTTGTAGCACCCGCATAAGTGTCAATGATTGCACCCGCAACCGCCAATGTTTTAGCCGTGGCCGTTTCTTCACCAACGGCATTTCCCAACGCTGAAAGTGCGTTTGATGTGGCATCCATGATTGCCATCTTTGCATCAAATTCCTTTTGTGCCAAATCCTTCTTTTTGGCTTCTTCATCCTTGGCAATGTCAATACGCTTGTTTGCCAATTGTTGTTCCAATTCGGTTGTGGATTGCCCTGCATCCTTTCGGGCTTGGATTTGGTTTTGTAACCTTCCCAATTCCAAATTGGTCAACGCTTCTTGAAGTTCTTTTTCGTTGGTTAAGGTTTGTGTCAACCTCAATTGTTCTTTGGCGTATTGGTCATCAATAAACTTGGCTTCATCCTCTGCGGATTTTTCCATGAACGCCTTTAATTCTTCGTCTGCCTTTTTCTTGTCATCCAACTTTTTCTTTTCGGCATCCGCTGCGATTTGTCCCAACTTGATTTGGTTCGCTTCCTCCGCTTCTTGAATCAATCTGTCTTTTTCCGCCTTGGTGTATTTGCCCCGTGCAATTTCCCGTTTGGCGTTATCCAAATCAAACTCGGCTTGTTTCTTTGCCTTTTCTTCTTCGTCTTGAATGGAATCAATGATGTTCTTTCTGTCGGCTTCACGGATTTTGTCCGATGCTTCACGCCTTTGTGATGCGTATTCTTTTTGCTTTTCAGCCAGTTCCTTTTGGCGATCCGCTTCCGCTTTTGCCATTTCCTTTTTGCGTTCTTCTTCTTCCCTATCAAGTTTTTTGGCTTCACGATTGAACAACCTTCGTTTGGCTGCCAATTCCGTTTCTGCGTTTTGGGTTGCAACAACGGCATCACTGATTGCCTTTTTGGATTCCTCGGTTTGTCCGTTTAACTTTTGGTCCAAACGGGCTGCGGCTAACCTATCTTGTGCAAACTTCAATTCCTTCGCTGCCAAATCGGTTTCGCTTTTTCGCACTTGTTCCAATGCCTTTTGTCTGTCGGCCAATGATGCGTTTGAATCCGATAACAATTCACGGGCTTGTGCCAATTCCTTATTCCCTTTTGCACGGGCTTCATTCAATGCCAATTCCCTATCCTCTAATTCATCTTGCATATCGGCAAGTTTACGCCCTTCGGTTGCAGCCGTTCCAAACAAACTGGCAACCAATTCCAAACCATTTGCCAAGCCATCAACAAGCAATGTGGCAAACCCTGAAACGGCTTGGATGATTGGGTTCAATATAGCCCCGAAAATGGATGTAACACGGGCAAGGGCATCCATCCCTTCTTCACTCTTTGTTAGCGCAGCACGAAGCCCCGCAAAGATACCCACGAGCGCAGCCAATATCGCACCAAGTGGGTTGGCTACCAATGCCATCATTGATTTACCTACGCCCGTAAATGCGGATGCAGTTCGCCCCAATGAACCTGGCAATTCGCCAAACTTATCACTCATGTCGGATATCTTGGATGTCAAACCCGATGCCGCTTGTTTGGCCTTATTGGTGAACTTGCTAAACGAGGATTCCGCTTGGTCAACCTCGGTGGTGTCCACCTTTACTTTGTAATCTATTTCTTCCGCCATGACTTAA